CAGGAGAAGTTGCTTGGGAGAAGTCTATGGCAGATGCCACAGATGGATCGTGGAAAGACGAGTTTGCACTTATTGTTCTTCTACTACCTGCTATATTAGTCTTCATTCCTAGTATGACAGAATATGTACGAGCAGGGTTTGAAGTTTTAAATACGTTACCAGATTGGTATCAGTATCTTTTATTTATAGCCGTTAGTTCTTCTTTTGGAATTAAGGGCGTTGGTCAGGCAATGAAACTTATGGGGAAGAAGTGATGTTAGATTGGATTAAATGGATATTCAAAAGTTCTAACAGAGACTTATCTAAACACAGATTGCACACAACTAAATATCAAGACTTGTGCATGTAAACAGCGAGGAAAGCAAATGGCTAAGAAAAAAGGAAGTCCTAAACCAAAAAACCCAAAGCTTTATGCTTCAGTAAAAGCTGCGGCCAAAAAGAAGTTCAAGGTATATCCTTCAGCGTATGCAAATGCTTGGTTGGTTAGGGAGTACAAGAAACGTGGTGGTACTTACGCATGAGTTTAACCAAGTGGTTTAAAGAAGATTGGCGTGATGTCAAGACAGGAAAGAAGTGTGGTCGTTCTGGTAAAGATAAAAAGAAAAGACCTTATCCTGCATGTAGACCTAAAGCCGTAGCAAGTAAGATAAGTAAGAAAGAAGCAAGTAAAAAGACAGGACCTGCAAAGGTTAAATGGTCTGTTACTGCATCAGGTAAAAGACGTAAACCGACAACAAGGAAGAAAGCATGAAGTACGAACGTGATGAACTAGTTAAGATGATAGCTTTACACGAAGGACTTCGCCTTCAAGTCTACCAAGATCATCTAGGCATCGATACGATTGGAATCGGGCGTAACTTAGAGGACAGAGGTATCACAGACGGTGAGCTATCTTTCATAAACAAGACTATGGAAGATGTTTACGAGACAGGTCTTACTGAAGAAGAAGCGTATTATCTCTGTATGAATGATATAGCAATTGTAGAAAAAGAGCTACTAGAACGAAAGCCAATAGTAAATCAACTTAACGATGTACGACAAATGGTGCTTGTAGATATGTCATTTAATATGGGTGTTCCTCGTCTTATGAAATTTAAAAACATGTGGATGGCGATAGAAAAAGTAAATTATCCTCTAGCTTGTGAAGAGATGATTGACTCAAGATGGGCAAACCAAGTAGGTAATAGAGCTATGAAGTTATCCCTAGCTATGAAAAATGGAGAGTGGATATGACCGAAGAAAAGAAGAAATGTGCAACATGTGAATGTTACGAATGTGATTGCGAAGAGTGCAATTGCGAATGCCACAAAGAAGATAACGATGAGGAGGTACAAGGAGTACCAGTGTGATTGAGTTCGTACTAGTGGTTATGATGGGATTAAAGATAATAGACCAAACACAAACCTTCGATAACATAGATAGATGTTTGTACTTTGCAGTAAGATTAAATGATCAAGCAACTATACCACAAAGGGAAGGACCTAACTTACAAATAACAGCGTATTGTAAACCGATAAGGAAAAAGTAAGATGTTAGCAGAATTAGCCGCAGCCAATGCCGCCTTTTCGGTTATAAAACAATTCGTGTCCAACGGTAAAGAACTGAGTGGCTGTGCAAAACACATAAGCGATTTTGTATTTTCAAAAGAGACAATAGAAAAGAACCTTAAGAAAAAGAAAGCTAAAGGTGTAGGGGGTTCAGACTTAGAAGAGTTCATGGCTCTTGAGCAAATAAAAGAAAAAGAAGAAGAACTCAAGAAGATGATGATTTACTTAGGTCGCCCCGGATTGTGGCAAGATTGGCAAGCCTTTCAAGCCGAAGCTCGTAAGTCCAGACGCTATCAAGAAAAGATGGAAGAGAAGCGTAGAGAAGAGTTGATGGAATACGTAGGCTACGGAATAGCATTTATAGTTGTATTATTCTTTGCAGGATTGTTAGCTTGGGCAGCAGGTAAATGGGTAGGAAAGTTTTAAGTCCGTGCGTGGGGGTTTGTACGCTCAAAAACAATGTGTGTATAGGTTGCAAAAGAACTATAGAAGAAATTAAAAAGGCATACAAAGATACAAAGAGATTGACACAAGGCTAACTTATCTGTATAATCCTAAAAAGGAGTACATCTATGAAGAAATTAGCCGCCCAAGCTTTAGCTTTTCAGTACAGATTACAGATTGAAAATGCACAAACCATATTAAACAACAATAACGCAGCATTAAATATGGTAGATCAAGCCTTACACGACATGACAAATGCTACTGAAAAATTAAAAACGCTAAACAATATGATGATCAATTCTGTAGAAGAAATTAAAAAGAATGAGAAAGATTCATAGTGAGTATATACAGAGTAATTAAATTAAAAAAAAAATTTACGATTACTAATACCCCTTAATACTAAACCTTACAGGCTACTAACTCCACAGCAGATAGTAGACATTAATAAAAAACTAAATAGCCCTTCTCGCAAAGCTCAAAAGAGACGTCACTATTTAGAATCTACAAAAGTCCAAGAGAAACTTAAACATGGCGAGCAGTTATCTAGTATTAATCAACAACGTGCTAAGAGATCTAAATGAAGTAGAACTGACAGCGTCTAACTTTGCTTCATCTAGAGGTATTCAAACTGCTGTAAAAGATTACATTAATCGTGCAATTGATGACATAATTAATTCAGATACAGAGTGGCCCTTTACAGTTCTACAAGCTAGTTTTACAACAACTGACGGTACACGACTATACACAAAAGAGTCAGCAGCTAAAACAATAGATTATGATAGTTTCTTATTTCTTGAATCTGCAGATAAGTCAGAGAAAAAGTTAAGATATTTATCGTATAGTGAATATCTTGATAGTTATCACGAAAGAGATACAGATCCTACAGGCAATTCAGAAGATACTCCTGTGTATGTATACACAAACCCTCAAGATAAGATTGGACTATCCCCTGTACCTGATTCGTCAACATATACTATAAAGTATTTCTACTACACAACACACACTCCTTTGAGTGCAAGTACGGACACATCAATTATACCTCTACGTTTTGAAAATGTAATTATAGAACGAGCAAAGTACTATGCTTTTACACTTAGGGGTGAAACACAAAATGCACAACTTGCACAAGTACAGTTTGACAAATACATCAAACGTATGCGTGTTGAGTTAATCAATAAGCAAATTTATATGAGAGCTATATAGAATGCCAGAGCTAAGTCAGACAGGTGCATTTCCTTTTTCATGTGAAGGTGGTTTGGTTCTTAATCAGTCTACACTCACAATGAAACCCGGACAAGCTCTTGAATTGCTTAATTTTGAACCTGACATTGAAGGTGGGTACAGAAGGATAAGTGGCTTTTCAAAATATGTAAACGCTATAGTACCCCAAACAAGTGCATCGACTGAAGAAGTACTGATGGTTGCAACGTTCGGATCTACTGTGATGGCTGCACGTGGAGAAAAGATATTTAGTGCAACTCCCGGTGGATCAAGTTGGACAGAAAGAGATACAGGTCGAACAAGTGCAGGTACATACACTTTTGAAAGATTTAACTTTGATAATAACGATAAAATAATTGTTGCGGATGGTGCAAATGCCCCTACTGTATTTAACTCATCTTTTACAGCAACGGATGTAAGTACAAGTGCAGTAGCAGGAGCTAAATTTGTAGCTTCATTTAGAGATCACATGTTCTATGCAGGTATGTCTAGTACACCACAAGAAATGGTCTTTAGTAAACCTTTTGATGAAGATGATTTTTCAGGTGGTTCAGGTTCAGGTTCTATTGCAGTTGACGATAAAATAACAGGTCTCAAGGTTTTCCGTGATAACTTAATTATATTTTGTGAAAACCGTATATTTAAATTAGCAGGTTCTTCTGTAGCTGATTTTACTGTCGCAGATATAACAAGAAACATTGGATGCCCAAATGGACAAACAATTCAAGAATTTGCAGGTGATCTTATCTTCTTAGGTCCTGATGGACTACGTACCATAGCAGGTACTGCAAGAATTGGTGACGTGGAGTTGGGTACAATCAGTTCAAATGTACAACCATTGTTCCTTGATAATGTTTCTTCGTCAAGTAAATTTACATCGCTTGTAATACCAAACAAGACACAGTACCGAATATTTTTTACTAAAACAGGAATATCCGAAACAGTAACAAAAGGTGTTATGTGTGTCCTCAAAGGACAACAATTTGAGTTTGGAGAGTTGAGAGGTATACGACCAACATCTACTGATACATTTGTATCTTCAGGAGATATTATTGCTATACACGGGTCAGGAGATGGCTACGTTTACAGACAGGAGTCTGGTAACGATTTCGATGGCACATCTATAAATGCAAGATATCGTAGTCCTGACATATCTATGAACGATCCGGGGATACGAAAGTATATGCAAAGAGTTATACTTAACTACGCACCTGAAGCAGCTATAGATGCTGATATGTTTCTTAGGTATGATTATGAAGATGCAAACGCACCACGCCCTGCGGCGTACCCTTTAGATTCAACAAACGTAGTCGCCATATATGGCACGTCACTGTACGGCACAGCAACATACGGGGGTGCAACTCAACCTCTTGTAAGACAAGCAGTTGAAGGATCAGGATTTGCTGTAGCCTTAAAGATACAAGATGGAGGTACGACTGCACCTTATTCACTTAAAGGATTTCAATTAGAATATCAACTAGGAGCAAGAAGATAGATGGGAGCTACATACACAAGACAATCTTCTTATGCTGATGGAGACGTAATAACCGCAGCTCATACCAATGATGAGTTCAACCAGTTATTAGCAGCGTTCCAAGCAAGCACAGGGCATACCCACGACGGTACAGCCAATGAAGGTGGTCCTATAACTAAAATGCTTGGTACATCTCTTACACTTGGAGATGGTACTGCAGCCACAGATATAACTGTCACATTTGACGGTGAGACTAACGACGGTGTCCTTAAATGGATGGAAGATGAGGATTATTTTGAGTTCAGTGATGACATACTTGTTGCTTCTACAGAGAAGTTACAATTCAGAGATACAGCTTTATACATCAACTCAAGTGCCGATGGACAACTTGACATCGTTGCCGATACAGAAGTCCAAATAGTTGCACCAACAATTGACATAAATGGTGATGCAGACGTATCAGGTACACTTACATATGGTAGCCTATCTGATGGCTCGATAACTATTACAGCATTTGTTGACGAAGACAACATGGCATCCGACAGTGCCACTCTTGTACCAACACAACAATCTGTAAAAGCGTATGTAGACTCACAAGTTACTGCACAAGACCTAGACTTTCAAGGTGACAGTGGAGGTGCATTAAGTATTGACCTAGACAGTGAGACTTTAGATATTGCAGGTGGCACAGGTATTGATACAACAGGTTCAGGTAACACACTTACAGTTGCTATTGATAGTACAGTCACTACACTAGCAGGTTCACAAACACTTACAAATAAAACACTTACTACTCCTGTAATAAGCAGTATCAGTAACTCAGGAACTGTTACGTTACCTACAGCTTCAGATACATTAGTAGGTAGAGCTACAACAGACACACTGACTAACAAAACCATTGATGCAGACAATAATACAATATCTAACATTGAGGTAGATAACTTAAAAGCATCTGCTGTTGTAATTGAATCAGAAGGTATTGGCTCTAATGATAATGACACAACTATACCTACTTCAGCGGCTGTTAAGGATTATGTGGATACACAGATTACTGCTGAAGATTTAGATATAACAACAGACAGTGGCACAATAGCTATTGACTTAGACGGTGAGACTTTAACTGTATCAGGTGGAGAAGGCATAGATACTTCTGCTACAGGCAATGCTATCACTATAGCAGGTGAAGATGCTTCAACAAGTAACAAGGGTGTTGCTTCTTTTAGTTCTGATAACTTTGCTGTATCAAGTGGTGCAGTAACAATTAAAGATGGTGGTGTTGTAACTGCTGAATTAGCTGCCGATGCTGTAACAGGTGCGAAGATAGCAGATGATGCTATAGATTCTGAACACTATACAGATGGCTCTATTGACACTGCACACATAGCTGATTCACAAATAACTTTAGCTAAGATGGCTGCTAACTCAGTTGATAGTGACCAATATGTAGATGGTTCTGTTGACAATGAGCATTTAGCAGGTAGCATTGCAGACACAAAACTTAATACGATTTCAACAGCAGACAAAGTCTCATTATCTGCATTGGATATAGATGGAGGTTCAGACATAGGTGCTGATTTAACCACATCTGATTTAATCGTTGTAGATGATGGAGCAGGTGGTACAAATAGAAAAGCTGCCTTATCACGATTAACAACATTTATGCAAGGACAAGGATTTTCATCCGAAGATCCAACAGCACTTGCAATAGCGTTAGGATAATAACATGGCAAATACATTTAAAGTAGTAACTAAAGCAGGAGTAACTAGCGAAGATGTCATTTATACTGTAGCAAGTTCAACAACAACAGTTGTACTAGGAATCATGCTCGGTAATACAACAACGAGTCAAGTTACTGCCACAGTTACCCTAAGTTCAAACACATCAAACAGAGCAGGTGCAAACAACGAAGCAAACCAAGATGTTGAGTTAATCACCAATGCTCCTGTACCTGTAGGTTCATCCCTTGAACTACTCGCAGGTAATAAAGTCGTTATGGAGACTACTGACGTACTGAAGTTAACTGCATCAGGTGCGACAGATATAACACTATCAATCATGGAGATAACATAATATGGCATTGTTAGGTAATCCTCTAGCAGTAGCATTTCAACAACCACCTGCAGTCGTAAGATTCAATGGTGACGGAAGTGATACTACTTTTGCTCTAGGGAGAACTATAGGCTCTGTACAGGAAATACTTGTATCAGTAGACGGTGTCGTACAGGACACATCTGCTTACACTGTACCTGATGGTTCTACCTTAACATTCACTGCTGCACCTTCAAGTGGTACTAACAATATCTTTGTATACTTCCTTGACTTATCAGCAGGAACAATTACACCTACAGCAGAGTTCAAGGGTAACTTCAAGAATGGTGGTATGTTCAGAACTAATTCACAGAACTTGACAATAGACACAACAATACTAGCCACAGAAAATGCCCAAGTAACAGGTACAATTACTGTAGATAGTGGTGTTACATTGACAGTGAACAGTGGTGGAAGGTTGGTGATATCGTGAGTACAATCAAAGTAGACACAGTTCAAAGCAGAGGTGGTGGTGCTGTTACATTGACAAATCAACAAGCCGCAAAGGCATGGGCAGATTTTGATGGTGCATTAAGTAGTGGATACATTCAAGGGAGCTTAAATTATTCAAGTATAACAGATAATGCAATAGGAGATTACACATCTGGTTATACCAACAGTTTTTCAGATGTTAACTATGCTTTTATTTATACTGCTGGACAAACTGAATCTGGAGATGATGCTTCTATTACTGCAGTTGGAATAAAGATAACAGGTGCACTTGGCTCAACTTCTGCTGAAACTAAAACAACCTCTGCGACACAAATGTATGTTCGTTATCTATATACTGGAGGTACAGGTTCTACTGACCAAAAGGAATCATATAATGTTATTCATGGAGACCTAGCATGAGCACAGTAATCCTAGACACAATCACAGGTAAATCCACTGCAACAACCATAACCATTGGCTCAACACCTGTAGTTAGTGCAAGTGCAAACTCTATGACTATTAGAGGTGAGGGTACAGCACAGACAAGTATTCAGCAAGGGTTGGCGAAGTGTTGGGTTAATTTAAGTCAAGTAAGTACTCAATCTATTAGTGATAGTTTTAATGTTGCGAGTATTTCTGACGGTGGAACTGGTTATACAACAATTACTTATTCTTCAGCTATGGCAAATTCTAGCTATTCTCGGAGTACACATATGCACAGAGAAAACACAACAGCCAATTATGCCAATATAGATGGTTCGTATAATAATGATGTTTTTAACACTGCTGCACTAGTTGTTAGGACTATTTTTATGAATAACGCTGCGTCAGGGGCAGTTGATAGTCCTATAGTAAGTAATCAAATATTTGGAGACCTAGCATAATGGCAAACGGAACAATAGCATTTGATACATTACAGACAAGTGGACAGATAACAGGCACAGCTAAGTCTGTGGATACAGATTATGTTGTGAATGGTAGTGCGAAGGCATGGGTA